CTCGGGGACGCGAGCGCCGTCGTCGCGGTGGTTTCGTCCAGCGCCAGGATGCCGAACGCCAGTGTGCCGGGAGCGCCGCCCGCGGCGAGCGGGAACGACAGGCGCAGGCTGTCGCAAAGGCAGCCGGTCAGCCGGCGATAGGGATCCGTTGCGCCACCCTCGTAGGTCTCCTCCAAGGTGAAGGCCCGCTTTGTCGATGCGTTCTCGAGGACGTCCGTCCCCCACGCACCGCAGAACAGCGACTCGAGCAGGATGTCGGTCCCGGCGTCTCGAGCGAACGGCAGGTTGATCGTCTTTGCGAACGAGGTCAGGCCGCTCGTCATGGCGGCAGCCATACGGTCGGATCGACGCTCCGGCGAGCGTTGCGCCTCGCGCCGCGGGCTGCCGGTGATGGCGGAATCCCGCAGCAGCTTGAAGGCCGGCGATGCCGGCGTGGTCCCCATCGTGGTTTCCGCCACGATCGCGGTTCGCTTGTTGGCGCTGTCCATGGCGGCTCCCTACGCGCCGTCGTCAGCGCCGCGACCAGCGGAAGCCGAGCGTCTGCACGGCATATGTGTCGACGGTCGCGAGCGTCGCGCGCGCGGCGATGCGACCGCTGCTGTCGGTGCGGATCGTGAGTTCGGCTTGCATCGACGTGGCGCCGGACCCCCGGTTGATGTTCGCCAGCGGCACGGCGGTGGCGCTCGGCGCACCGTCGGCCTCTGCCGGACTGCACACGCGGGCGAGGAATGCGGCGGACGCATCGTCGACCGATGCTGTCACGCGGGCGTCGACCGAGAAGTTGAGCGGCACCCGCACGGCGTCGAGGCGGCGCGATGTGGTCAGGGTGTTCGACAGGCTGACGTCCAGGGTCGGCGTGGCCCAGGAGAAGTCGATTCCGCCGCCGCCCGTCTCGTAGGTCGCGAAAGCGGCGATCGCGGCGCTCTCGCGCTTAAACCATCCGATCAGCCGCTTGTAATCGTAGTTCGTCGGCATCGTCGGCGACGTGCTCGAGGCCGAGAACAGCACGTCGACCACGCCAGTGTCCGACCGCGCGATCAGCCAAATGTAGTAGCCGGTGTCGGCGATCGAGCCGGTGTCGAGGCCGCCCTGGTTGGTGCCGACCGCCCAGGCCGCGTCGAGCCGCTTGGTGCGCGCGGATGCAAGCGCCATCCAATAAGCGCCAGTGGCGTCCATGCAGGCGCCGGTCGCGATGTCGATGTCGTTGGTCGGATCGCTGCCGTTGTTGGAGTAGGTCAGGCCGGTGATCGTGCCAGCCGCATAGACCGTATCAGCCGGCTCGACGTAGTCGGTAAGCCACTGATCGGAGGCGTCGTCATAGCGAACCGTAAAGAGAACGCCGCCCGGTATCGTCTTGGTCACGCCGTCCGCGCCGCCATCGATGCCGACACCGGAGGTCGGGTCGAGGATGATGCCGTTGGAAGCGCTCAACCCCTTGATTTCGAGGTGATAGCCGTCATCCGCCGTCGCGGTAGACGGCAGGGTCGCCGTGCGCGCGGCCGCGCTTGTGTCGAAGCTGAACGATCCGCCGACATCGTCAGCGTCGAACGTCCGGTTCGCGGCACCGACCGCGGTCGAGGGGCGCCGGTTGTCGGGGAAGTAGAGCGCCTTCACCGCATCGAAGAAGCCGACGCGCACGTTCGCGCTGCCGCTATAGAGGTAGTTGATCCAGGAGACGGCAAGGCCCGCCGTATAGTCCCACCACCGGCCGCCCTGCCGGACCCACCATGGGCGCGACGTGTCGAGGCTGCCAGCCATGAGCCCGGCCAGGGCATCGGCCGACGCGATCGAGAAAATGTACTTCACGTCGTCGGCCTGCCAGTCGATCGCGGATCCTGCGTTGCTCGACTTCAGGATCGTGCCGCGGGTCAGCGTGCGCGGCGGACCGATGGTCAGCGTGCCGTAGCCAAACTCCCATTTCGACTTGTCGGCGGTCTGCGCGAAGAAGCCGACAGTCCCGCCGGACGGGAAGCCCTGCGCGAAGGTCCGCCCGGAGAACACGGCGCCGGACAGAGTGTAGGTGCCGGTCCCCGTAGTCGCCGAGGACTCGATGACGCTGTCTGAAAACATGGTTTGACCTCAGAGCTTTTCGATCAGGGAGGCCGCAAAGCCCCAGGTCTGGATGGAGCCGTCCCATAACGGCTGCGCCTTGTAGGAGGCGCGGCCGGCGAACAGCGCCTGCATCGACCAGCGGTGAAAGCGCGTCGTCGCTTCGGGATCGATCGAGACGATGATGTCGCCGGCCTGGCCGCGCAGGCGGCTGAGCTCCATCGCGTAGTCGTGGACGTCATCCTGGTCGATTGAGCTGAAGCTGAGATCGAACTGGCGCTGCGCATAGGGGCGCGGGTCGGTGAAGGTCTGGCCGTAGGAGTTCGGCTCCTGCACGTCGATCGGGACGAAGCCGATGGCGGGGTCGAGGTCGAGGTTCGCGGTCGGCTGCCAGGCGCGCCCGACTGCGATGCGGCCGAATTCCAAATAGCCGGCGGGGTTTGCTGCGTCTGCGAAGTCAATCTGCGCGTAGCGACGGGCGGTCGCGTTCACGATTTGAATCAGCGACAGCTCGTGCGCCCAGTCTTCGTCCGCGTGCTTGCCGCTCGACGGCCACGCCGATAGTGCCGTGCTGTCTTCCGCCGGCGCGGCGGTCAGGTTGCCCACGGTATTGGCGATCCGCAGGCGGATGGTGGCATCCGAAGTCAGGTTGTGGCCGACTACGGCGACGGCATCGATGACCGTGCCGCCAACGCCGAAATCGAGGATCAGCGACTCTCCAGTGCATCCTGTCGTGCGCCACTTCTTCGAAGGCTCCTGGTTCTGCACGAACGTCGCCGGCAGCGAGGTGACCTCACTCGATGCCGTCAGCGTCGCTGCATCGCTGAGCCGCGGCGACAGGAAAAGGATGTTCGCCATGCCCTGTTCAACCCCACAGATCGAGAACGACGGATCGGCTCGAGGCGAACGACATGCCGACGCAGACGAACTTGCGTGCGTCGCCCCAGCCGTAGCGCGGGAAGCCGTTGACCTGGACGACTCGGCCGAGCAGGTCGGAGAACGGATCGCATGGCACCGGGATCGACCAGCGCTCGCGCCGCGTCGTCATCAATTCCTGTTGCCGAGACGCCTCCGCCAGTGCGGCGCTTTCGTCGCGCTAGGCCCCCGGCACCCCGACCGTTGCCGAGGTCGGCCACATGCTCGCCGTGACGCTCGACACCGATGACGCCAGCCGGCCGCCTTGAGCCCAGATCACCCGGTCGGCCTGGTCGACCGCCCCAGCCAGGCGCGAGGCGTCCTGGATCGTGTAGTTCCGCTGCCAGGTCACATAGGTGGCGCGCCGCGGCGCATTGTAGGAGCCGAGGTGCTTCGGCTCGCCGCCGAAATCGCTCGGATAGTCGATAGTCAGCGCCGGCGCGTCCGTCGGCTCCCGCATGTAGCCGATGGCCAGCTTGCCGTTGAGGCGCACCGTCCACCAGCCAAGCGTGCCGGACATGACCTCGTCGAGCGCCTCGGCCTTGCTGATCGGCTCCCGCCAGTAGAAGCCGACAACGGCGGTCCGCTCCGCTTCGAAGCTGCCGAACGACACCGTGTCGATCTGCGATTGCGAGAGCGTGAGCGAGCCGCGGCCAGTGGCGATGCGGCGCGCGATCGTCCCGATGGTGGTCGGCGCGCCCAGGCCTCCGATGGTATCAGCGTCGCCTCGGAAATCGACCGTGATGCCGTAGACCGGCGTGCTGCCCAGTCGAATGAAGCCCTCGGCAAGACAGGTCGAGTAGTTGCCCGCCGGCACGGTGGCCGCGGCGAGCGCGGCATAGCTGGCGTAATCGGCATCGAAGTCGAGCGGGACGCCGCCGTCGCGCACCTCGTCGACACCGGTGATTGACGAACAGGACAGCGCGAACAGCAGCAGCGTGGCGTTGATCGCCACCGGCTCGACGTTCTCCACCGTGCCGACCCCGTAGGGTTTCATGGCGCCGGCGACCGCGGCATCGCCATCGGCGCCGCCAGTCCCGCCGTAGCGCAGGCCGTGCAGCTCGGCCTGCTGCAGTTGCCATCCGAGATCGCGAAGCCGGATTTCCTTCTTGCGCTGGTCGTAGAACAGGCCCGCCGTCGACATGCGGCCGACGACGTCATAGCTGTCGTACCGCGCGAGAGGCTCGCCGCGAAGGATGTCGAGCGCGGCGCCGTCCCACGCCAGGTCGATCAGGTCGTCTAGCTCGCCGTCGGGATCCGGCAGGATGATGGCGCCGAAGCCGCCGCTGCCACGCGGCGAAGGCTCGATG